GGTGTAGTTAAGCGTCACACATCACCAGACAGCTTGAAGCAGGTGCTGGATGGTGACATTGTTTGTGGACACAACATCATAGGCTTTGATGCCCCTGTGTTGAAGAAGGTGTGGGGTGTTGACATCAATGCTAGCCTCCTCTGCGATACATTAATCATGTCTCGACTATACAAACCAGACATCGATGTTGTCTTCATTGAAGGACAGAAGGCACCTAGCCCACATAGCCTTGAGGCTTGGGGCATCAGGCTTGGCTGTCACAAGATTGGTTTCACCGACTTCGATGGTGGCTTAACAGAAGAGATGGCTACATATTGTGAGCAAGATGTTCAGCTAACCAACAAACTCTACAGCCACCTAGTCATAGCTATGGCTAAGGAAGGCTTTAGCGATCAGAGCATTCAGCTTGAACATGAGGTTGCTCTCATCTGCAAACAGATGGAAGACAACGGCTTCATGCTGGATGAACGCAAAGCAATGATGTTGCAAGCTGAGCTTAGTGGACGCATGGCTGACATTGAAACAAAGATGCAGGCTGTGTTCCCTCCCATTGTTGAAGAACGCATCTCTGAGAAGACAGGCAAGAAGCTCAAGGACAAGACCACCATTTTTAATCCCGGTAGCAGACAGCAGATATGTGAACGGCTACAGGGCTTGGGTGTCATCTTCTCCAAGAAGACAGACAAGGGACATTTCATTGTGGATGAGGTGGTGCTAGAGAGCATTGACCTACCAGAAGCAAAGCTTGTTGCTGAATATCTGATGCTACAAAAGAGAGTGGCACAGATTGGTAGCTGGCTTGAGCTTGTGCAAGATGATGGCAGGGTGCATGGCAGGGTGATCACCAATGGTGCTGTGACAGGCAGAGCCACACACAGTGGCCCCAACATGGCACAGGTGCCTGCTGTTGGTAGTCTCTTTGGTGCTGAGTGCAGAGAGATGTGGACTGTGGCTAAGGGCAAGGTGCAGGTGGGTGTTGACCTCTCTGGCATTGAGCTTCGTTGCTTAGGCCACTACCTCCAAGACAAGGAATGGATTGAGGAGCTATTGAAGGGAGACATCCACTGGTTCAATGCTCAATCATTTGGCTTGGTGGCTAAAGGCACAGTGAAGGATGACAACAATGTTGACCACAAGAAGGCAAGGAATGTAACAAAGACCCTCACCTACGGGGTATTGTATGGTGCAGGTGCAGCAAAGGCTGGCTCCATTGTTGGTGGCAACAGCACCAGAGGTAGAAAGCTGATAGACAGCTTTGTCAATAACACTCCCGGCCTTGCTTCTTTGAAGAAGAAGATAGGGAAGTTTATGACCAAGGGAAACCTTCCCGGTTTAGATGGTAGGCGTGTATGGATAAGATCGGAGCATGCAGCCCTTAACACCCTGCTCCAATCCGCAGGTGCCATCATTGCAAAACAGTGGCTTGTAGAGGCTACAAAGGGCATTGCTGAGGCAGGTATAGATGCTAAGCTGGTTGCCTTTGTCCACGATGAAACACAATGGGAAGTGGATGTTGCACATGCACAACAAGCTGTAGAAATAATTGAAGCTGCTGCCACAAAAGCTGGTGAGATGCTACAATTTAGGTGTCCAGTAGATGCTGAGGGAAAGATTGGCAACAACTGGCGTGAATGCCACTGACGATACTAGTGGGTTTTGATAAAGGAAATTGATAATGAGTGAAAAACCAAAAGTGAAAATTAAGTGTGACATTTATTGGGCACAATTGAACAAGATGAATGAGTTGAGCAATGCTTACCAAGTCAATCTTTGTAACTTGTCAGATGCTGCTGTTGCTGCCTTGGAAGAGATGGGCATCAGCGTGTCAGAAGACAAAGAGAAGAGGGCTGATATGGGGCGCTACATCACCTGCAAATCTAAGAACCGCCCCATCAAAGCGTTTGATGTGGATGGTGATGAGATTCAGGAAGATGTGGGTAATGGCAGCAAGGCCAAAGCTTTGGTGGGTGTCTATGAATGGACATTCAAAAACAAGAAGGGCTTGTCTCCCACCTTGATTAAACTTGTGATCACTGACCTTGTGGAATTTGCAGGTGGTGGTGACTTGTCTTCTAACGATGAGGATGTACTGTAATGCAAATCAAACTTGATCTCCACATTGAAACTGTGAATGCTGCTCTGACAGGATTGGGAAAACTTCCCTTTGAATATTCTGCACAGCACATCACTGCCATTCAGCAACAAGCTGCTCCTCAAGTGCAGGCTGCTGAGCAAGAAGCCAAGGCTAAGGAAGCACAGCTTTCGTTGTCCCCTGAACAGTCTAATGACTGATGATAGCCTTAGTTGATGCCGACATCATTGGTTATCGACTTGCTTTCGCATGTAAGGAAGAAAGCGAAACAACTGCTAAGCACTCTCTTAATAGTTATATCGCTGACATCCTTATGTGCGGGGTGGACAACACTTTTTCTGGTTGCTTTGTTGATGCTTGGAAACTCTATCTAACAGGTAAAGATAATTTCAGGCTTGATGTGGCAAAGACAGCCGTGTATAAAGGCAATCGCACAGCACCCAAACCCCAACACTTAGCTGCCCTACGAAGGCACATGGTGAAGGAGTGGGGTGCTGTTGTTGTTGATGGACAAGAAGCTGACGATGCTATAGCTATTGAAGCAGCAAAGCTTGTGGGTGGTTGTATCATCTCCTCTGTAGATAAAGACCTCGACCAGATTGAGGGATGGCACTACAACTTTGTTAACAAAAGAAACTATTACATCACAGCAGAGCAAGGCTTATACAATTTTTATAAGCAGATACTCACTGGTGACAGTGCAGACAACATCATTGGTTTGCGTGGCATTGGAAACATAACAGCAGACAAGATGATGAAGGAAGCTGTATCTGAGCAAGACATGTACAAGATATGTGTTGATGCTTATGAGGGTGATGAAGAGCGTGTACTAGAGAATGCTAGACTGCTTTGGCTTAGACGCTATGAAGGACAAACATGGGCACCACCACTATTGGAAACAGTATGAAAGACACACAGATAAAACCTAATGACATTGCTGTCATCCTACGACCCAATCACCAGAGTGGTGTTGAATGGGACGGCGACTTTGAAGTGTTGGTAAGTGGCTTTGGCCCTGTCACTATGGGCAAGGATGACATTGACAAGCTCATTGCTATGGGTGTGTTGCTTGCTTCTGTCTTTCCATTCATGGAAAAGAATGCTGACATAGCCCACCTAATCATGGAGCATTGCAACAAATTTTATGGTGATGTTGGTGAAGTGGACTTTGATCTAAATCATAATAGCTTTAGTGATGAGTTTGTACTGACACCAGACACAGCCACAATTGGAGGAAAACATTAACATGAACATAGCTGAAACACTAGATGAGCGTGGAAGAAAGTATGGCACCTACATGGGGCTAGCCACCATTGCTCAAGACCTTAAGCAAGTTGCGAGAAGTGGGGCAAACTATCATCTGCTAGACCCAGACATGGCTGAAAGCTTAGACATGATATTTAACAAGGTTGCCCGTATTGTTAATGGCTGCCCATTCCACAGAGATAGTTGGCATGACATTGTTGGGTATGCTGAGCTTGTAAACACACGCTTGGAGAAGATGGAATGATTAAGGTGGAAATGTCTATGACAATATACATCGACCCTCTTGATTTGATGTCAACATATATTGATGAGGAAACCATCAGAGAATATGTTGAAGCTCCCATCAAAGAAGCTTTGTCTGATGTTAACGAATTGGTAATCAATCACATTGACATTGAGGGACTAGAATGAATGAGTCCCTTGTTGTCAACATTAGACAAGCCTCTAATGGTTTCATTGTGCAGTATGAAGAAACCCATAAAGGTTTAGAAATCTCTGCTGAGTTTGTTGCTTTAGATCTTGAAGAAGCTCTAGACATTATTCAGGATATGTTCTCACAGGAACAGAGCAGTGCCGACATGTCCAACATCTTGGACACACCCATTGAACAAGATAAGAAATGATGGACAGTGGACAGATGCTAGGTTTCGTAGCTTTGTAACATCAGCCCTTAGAGCAGCCTCTCGCAGGTGGCCTCCTAAGTATGTTGCGTTGAAGGCTGCGTTAATTGGTAGGAAGAAGAATAAGAAGACAGGCATGCTGGCACAGCATTATAAGTGTGCCATGTGTAGTGAAGAGTATGTAGCTGCTGATGTGCAAGTTGACCACATCAATCCAGTGGTAGATCCTGCCAAAGGATTTATTAACTGGGACATCTACATTGATCGTATCTTCTGTGAGGTGGACAAGTTGCAGGTGTTATGCCGTAGCTGCCACAAAGAAAAGACAGCAGAAGAAAAACTTTTAAGGAAAAAGAAATGAAGATTGATTTTCAAGTTGTTAAAGAGAATGAAGATGGTAGTGCTGATTGCACCTTGGACATGGACAAAGATGCTATGCAGGTGCTGATTAACTTTGGCTTTGTTACTATGTTGTCTAAATCAATTGAGGAAGGCAAGCTGTATACCCCTGAGTATGCTAACAAAGAAAAGAAAGACAACAAGCTGGTGCCTATGAACGATGATCAGATTAATGACATAGTTATTGACAGCCTCAAAGACACCTTTGAGACACAGTTTAAATCTCTCTCTAGCCACAAAGATGATATTGTTTTCCAACACCAAGTGAAAGAAGCCTGTAAAGTTTTGCTGGGTTATTACATGATACCTAGTGAAGCAGCAGGATACATTGAAGATGTAGAGGAAAGCAATGGGGACTTCTAAACTTATCTGGGCAACACCAGATGCAGAGAATCTAGTGGCTTACATGGCTAGGGTGTCTAATCCAGAGAATCAAGACAACCCTACCACTGCCCCTAAGCTCTTAGCCTATCTCATCAAGCATAAACATTGGAGTCCTTTTGAGATGGTCAATGTCTGTATGGAAATTGAAACCACCAGAGACATTGCTAGGCAAATATTGAGGCACAGAAGCTTTAGCTTCCAAGAGTTTAGCCAACGCTATGCTGAGGTGGTTAATTGGGATAGGGGCGAGGCTAGGCTGCAAGACAACAAGAACAGGCAGAACAGCATACCCACCCAAGACAGAGAGCTTCAACGCTGGTGGGATGAGCAACAAGCCGCTGTGTGGAAGCAGTCTACAGAAGCCTACAAGCTAGCCCTACAGCAGGGCATGGCTAAGGAGGTGGCTAGAAAGGTGTTGCCTGAGGGACTAGCCATGTCTCGCATGTATATGAATGGCACCCTTCGTAGCTGGTTGCATTATGTTGACATTCGATGTGATGTTTCCACACAAAAAGAACACAGAGAAGTTGCACAGCAATGCAAAGTTGTGTTATCCTCACTCTTCCCATCACTCTTTGAAGACTAACATGGACAATTATAGTTTTTAT